GCCGGACTTCTCGCTGTTCCGCGAGTGGGAGCGGTCGTGATCGTGACCCTTGAGACCCACGTCAAATGCCCGTCGTGCTCCCACCCCATCCGGTTCATCGGCGTGGCCACGATCCGGGTGAACAAGAGGTCAGCCCGGACCGTGGATGGCATCATCCTCGGGGCGTTCGAGGACTGGCGCTGTCCCGGCTGCCGTGAGGTCATCCCCAGGGACATGCCGATGGACAGGGAACCGTACCGGGTGGCGGATAAGGACGCGGTGAAGGTGGCGGCCTACCGGAAACGGCGGTGGGGGATCGAGGACGGCGGGGCGATCGTGGAACGGGTCAGGTCAGAGACGGCAGCGACGAGGGATGCAGGGTGAGTACCGCCGCAGCATGGCCAGAGCCCTACCTCCAGCCTGACCGCAACCAGGACTGCGGCTTCTACGCCACCGCCTACATCGTCCGCTGCCTCGGCGATACGGGGTGCACGGCTGGCCAGGTCAAGGCGTGGCGCGAACTTACCCGCTATCACGAGACCGCCTACCCGCGTGATGTGACCGGCGCGGAGACGTGCGCCTTCACCGACGACATCCACGACCAGGCCGGGCGTGCCAGGTACTACATGGGGCCGGGTGGCGAGGCGTGGGTGCGGGGCTGGCTGGCGGACGGCTGGACCGGCTACGCGAATGTCTTCCGCATCCCGGACATAGCTCACGCTGTGGCCGTGCTCGCCGCTTCCGATGACGGCGTGCTGCTGATGGACCCGCTCAGCGGCCACGTCACCGAGCCGTGGGACTGGTTTCTCGGAATCGGCCCCGGCAGGTACGGCTGCCATTACATCGAGAGCTGGTACCGGTTGTGAGCACGCGGACCTCAGTTCATCCCGCCCCGCACGGCGGGGAAATACTCTCACATCAAAGCAAGAAAGAAAACACTCGATCTACCTGCGATGTTGCACCAGAATTGGTGCGGTCAGGGGTCACCAGAATTGGTGCGCCCGAAACGGCGAATGAGAGTCGCTCACCTTGGCTTCTGCACCAGGATTGGTGCGCGGCCGGCGATTACCCTGGACCTGTGCTCGCGGCGGACGCCGAGCTTGTCCAGCGCTTCCCGCGTGCTGTATCCGGCCATCTCCAGCATGGCGAGGCGCAGCGAGGTAGGCGGCATCTGGATCAGCGCGAGCGCGGCCAGATCGTCAAGGTCGACCGAGGTACGGCCGGCGCGCCCGCCCGGCATGCACGGCCCGACAAGCTTGGCGACGTGGGGACGCATGGCGTCCATGTCGTGAAAACCGCACCACGACTTCCAGCGGACGTGCTTACCCGGCGCGTCGTACTGAAGACCGCGCTCAACGTCACAGCCGGGAACGGGGCAGTTGGCACGCCACTGCCCGTTCGGCTCGCGGTGCGAACCAAGCCTGATCAGCGCACCGGACCAGCATCGGATAGCGCAGTCTTCGGCGGTGGGTTCACCGCGCCCGCACGCCACCCCTGGTCAGCCGCGACCGGGGCACGAGTGCCCGAATTTGCCGTGGGGCATACTAAAAGCTCTCCTGTTCGCGGGAGTAGCGCGGGGCCGGCCTGCTTCTTGGTCGGAGGGGGCCGGTCCTGCGTGTTTTACAGGGTTTACTGCGGCGTCTTGGTCTTCCCGTCGCGGACCTTGGCGATGTACTCGCGCGTGAAGCTGGCCGCGTGGCTGATAGCCGATGGCCCTAGCTCGCGCTTGCGGTCTTCTGGCAGCGCCTCGCCTTCTGCCAGCCCTTCCTTGATCTCACGGAACAGGCGAGTGCGTGCGCGGTCGTACTCGACGCGAGCCTTCCTGATCCGTTCGAGGCGGTCTTCTGGTTCCATGATCGCCATCCTAGCCCAACACTATGCGCGTACCAAGTGCGCACCGTTTGACGCGAACAATGTTGGCTGCTACTGTTCTCGTATGCAGACCACCGAGCACACCGCCAAGTGCCTCCGCTGCGGCCGGGTCCGCCGCTTCCGCACCGCCGAAGCTGCCGCGAAGGCAGCCCCGAGCGGGCGCATCTGCCGGATGAAGATCCGCGCTGCCGCCATCGCTGCCGCTGTCAAGGGCTTCGCCCAGCGGCAGATCGACGCGGCCCTTGAGCTGATCTCGGACGGCGGTCTCGTCCCCACCAACCGCCCCGGCGTGTTCCGTGCGGTGTCCAGCGACGGGGAGCGGACCTACCTCACCCACAGCGAGACGTGCGGGTGCCCGTCCGGCCTGAAGCGGCTGACGGCCTGCACCTGCAAGCACTCGCTTGGCGTCCGCATCATCATGGCGACCGGAAAGGCCTGAACCGTGATCAGCAGCGAAGACTACCTGGGTCTCAAGCACCGGCCGCACTCCATCAGCAGCCGGGCGCTGGACAAGCGCCGCACCGAGATCGGCATCTGCAAGGCCACCGACCGGATACAGGAGAGCGGCAGGCCGGTCCTGATCGAGCACTGCACCCTCCGGTACCCCACGTACAAGATGGCGCGCGAGGTTGCCGAAGCGCTCCCGCTCGGCCCGGATTACTACCGGATCAACCTGACCACCTACAGCGCGGCGACGGGCTGGCAGGGTCAGGCCACCGGCAGCCGCGACGCTGACGGCAACTGGCAGGAGATCTGAGATGGCCCGCCTGACCCAGCGCGAACTCAGGGCCATCAACGAGGCGCTATCCGCCCGTCTGGCCGGCGAGATCGAGCCTCTGGACGGAATCAGCGCCGAGGACTACGAGACGGCCAAGGCCAAGATCGAGGCCCGTATCAACTGGAAGGCGGACGAGTGATGCCCGGTATATTCCCGAACCCCGGTGATGTCGTTACTTTCCCCGGCGCCGCAACGCCCGCGAACCGCACGCGCCGGTATGTGGTCACGGACTGGTACGGCAACCTCATGGTTTTCGTTCCGGAGGACGCTCCCGACGTGAGCTTTAACTACCTGTACGTCGACCTGTGGCGGATCGGGATGGCCCTAGCGCCCACAGAAAGGGCGGCGGTATGAGCGGCTACGCGGACGGTTTCAAGCGCGGTACGAATATTCACCAGCGCACCCGGATGGCACGCGTAGCCGACTTCCAGGCGGCCGAACTGGACGTGGCGATATCCCTGCATGGAACCCGTGACGCCAAGTGCGCCGCCGGGGATCACGCTGTGCGCGTGGCCGACCCGAAGCAGGTCACTTACCTCGCGTACGGGAAGCGCGTCGAGCCGGGCACCCGTTACTGCGGCTGGTGCAGCGCGATCCTTCCAGCCGAAGGGGCGGCACAGTGAGCAGCGACGCCGTACCGGCCGGAGACGTCGACCGCTGGACCCGGCACCTCTGGCACACGTCCCAGCACAACCGGATGGTGATCGGTCTCGCCGGCCGGATTCAGGGGATCGTGCACGAGATGCGCGAAGCGGCCGGCCTGCCAGAGTTCGGCTGGAACACAGCCTTCCCGGATGCCGAGTTCAGCGAATGCACCGTTCACGTCGAGGACTGCTCCGGGCAAGAGCATCACGGAAGGCTGGCCCCATGACCACCCTGACCATCCCCGAGTACCCCGGTCCCGGTGTCGGCATCTCGGACCAGTGCGGTATCTGCCGCGAGACGTTCGACCTGATGGCCGAACCGGACCAGTACCCGTCCGTCGCGGTCGAGGGTGAGATGCCCGAGCTGATCTGCGACGCCTGCCAGGACGCCATGGAGCAGGAGCCGGCCACCGCGAGCGAAGGCTATTGCCCGCTGCCGGTGCACTGCGGCTCCCCTTGTCGCTGCTAAGACCGCTCCCGCTGAGACCTGAACGGAGACCTTGAGATGAGCACCCCCTTTGAACTAACCCCCGCCGACATCTCGGCCATCGAGGAGGCGTTCGAGGCCATCGCCGGCAGCGTGACCGGTGACCTCGTGCCCGACGCAGCGCAGATCACCGCCCGCGACCCGAAGTGGGCCGAGGCGGCCATGTCGCTGCTTGAGCGACTCGACGCGGCCCGCTCGGCTGACGGCGACACGGACTGGTCTACCTCGTCGCTGCGGAACATGATCGCCCGCGCTGCGCAGAGCGGACGCTGACCCATGACCTCCACCCCGACAAGCCGGAAGGCGGAACCGGATGAGCCGTCTCGATGACCTCCGCGCTGCCATGAAGCGCTACGAGGAGAAGCAGCTCCAGAACATGGTCGTGCCGCCGCTTGAGGTGCTAGGTCGGCCGATCACCAAGGCCGACATCGAGGCGTACCCGGTGTATTTCATCATCGGCCCCGGCCGGGAGATCGCCGAGCGAACCAAGTGCGGCCACGGCTACCTGCTGACTAGCAGCTGCCCCGGCTGCGATGCGGAGGACTGACCTATGTCTCTCACCGGACACGACATCCCGATCGTCACCGCGAAAGCCGGGGGCTGAACGATGGCCATTGCTCAACTGCGGGAAGGTATCCGGCCGGGGTCGGGGCTGTGGTTCTACGACTGCGGCGCCTGCCCGTGTGCTTTCGGGACGATGGGGTCACGGGAGAAGGCGGAGCAAGAGGGCGGAGCTCATGACGCCGTGTATCACGAAGGCCGAGGAGGAATAACCGATGCCAGTCACCGGACACGACATCCTGACCAACGCCGATCTGTTCCGCGCGGCCTACCCGTCTTGGCCGTCCGCCGAGACTGACCCTCTGGCCCTCCCGCCCATAACCGCCCGCGAACTGACCGACTACAGCGACGACGAGGGTTTCGCCGTCCCGTGGCCACCGAGAGCCCTAGCCGTGGCCAGCCCGACCACCCAGCGCATGACCCGCCTTCTGGCGGGAGAGGACTGAACCGATGCCGACCGCGACCCGCACCCGCAGGCCCCGCCGCGAACTGACCCCCGCCGATGTCACAGCGCGCTTCCCCGCGTTCCGCAGCGGCCGGGTCGAAGCCTGGGCTGCCGCATCGCGTGACGGCGTGTGGAAGTACGAGCGGATCGAGGACACGGGGACCCTGTGGACAGTCATTCACGTGCCCACCGGCATCGAGGGTGACTACTACGGCACGCTGACCGCCGCCCGCGAAGCCACGGCGGACGGGTCGGCCCTGGCGTACATCGAACGCCTGCTAGCCCATGATCGCGGCGAGCACGCCGAGCGTGACTCCTACTGCGGAAGGTGCTGACAATGACCACGACGACCAGCGCGATGATCAACGCCGGCGAGGTCGGCGAAGACGTGACCATGCTGATCAACGACGCCGGGCGGATCGTCTTCCGGACTCCCGGCCAGTCCGTGGTGGTGGACGCCGGCCAGCTGGCGGAAGCACTCAAGCGGGTCACGCCGGTAGTCGGGCTCGTGGCGAGGTCCAAGACCCCGATCAGCGGCATGTCCGCGCCGATCGCGCGGTCACTAGAGCATTTCGGCTGCACCGTAGAGGAAGGCTGACCGATGGCCACCACCGAACCCGAGTTCACCCCCGGCCAGGAAGTCACCTGGACCGGAACCGAGGGACTGTTCTCCAAGCGCGTCCGCATCGTCGCGCCCCGCCGCTCGTTCCTGGCCATCTTCGGCGAGACCCCCGATGACGCCGTGACCGTCTATGACATCGCCGTGCCGGGGATCAAGGGGACTGTGTACGGCATCCCCGCCGGTCAGCTTCACGCCGTCACCGCACGGAAGGACTGAGCACCGATGACCCCCACCGAGACCTACGCCGCATCAGTCGTAAAGATCCTCGCCGGGCATTTCCCCGACCTGACCGACCCGGTAGTCGCCGCCGTCGCCCTGACCGCCATCGACCGCCAGGTGTGCAACCCGTCCGAAGCGTTCGAGTTCATCGTGGACGACCCCGGTTCGGCACGGTGGCGGCTCAAGGCCCGCGGCGACGACAGGAGCCGCGTCCGCCTCGCCTACTGCCCCGTGAGCCCCCCCGGCTCCACTGCCGGCGACGTGCTGGAGCACGTCGTGAACCACGCCCTGAGAGCACTGGAGACCTGAGCAATGCCGATCATCTACGACGAGGAGTCCGGCGGCCTGACCGTCGCGTCCGAGACCTGCGAGTGCGGGGAGCCGCTGAACGACACCGGCTGTGACGCTCCCGGCTGCAACGGGTACCGCTGCAGCGACTGCGGGACTGGCTGCGACCTCGACTTTGACGACACCGGCCGGTGCTGGACCGCGATGGCCAGTGAGAGCGGCGAGGACTACAGCGCCCGGGTCGATGCTGAGCGGGCAGCGTTCGGACTGAGCCCGGTCGCCCCTGTGGCGGGAAAGGAATAGACCATGGACACCGAGACCACGGCGCGACTGCTGGGACCCGATGGGAAGATGTGGGTGCCGGTCAAGATCAGGCTCCGTGACCGTGTGCTTCTGTACCGACCCGAAGACGGTCGCTCCTGGGCCGGCTTGTGCCGCTTCGTGCTTCGCACGCTGACCGCGCGATGGGCAGGCCAGGCCGAGGGCTCGTACCCACCCGGGAACGGTCGCTACGACAACTGGTGCGGCTGGTGCGGACACAAGTCCTTCACTAAGCGCCAGATGCTGAAGCACAGCCACCCGCGGACGGCCCCCGGATGCCTGACGCCCTGACCTCCACCCTGGACCAGATCGGGGAGCGCAACAGAACCGCGTCCACTTACGACGACTGGCGCCAGGTCGGCCGCGATGGGCGGGCTCTCCTCGCTGCGATCGGGGTAGCTCTGGAGCCGCACCAGCCGGGGGCCCGCACGGTCCTCGGTGCCCTGTGCAAGCGCCACGAGAACCACCGATACTTCTCGGTCACCAGCACCGAGGCGGACGATGTGCGGGCCTGCCCGGATTGCACGGCGGCGGTCTGGACCTCATGTGCTGGCTGCGGCGGCGGGGTGCCCGCGGATGAGTGCCCGGTCCGCGAGGCCATCACCCGTGAACTCACCAAGGGGGAGGGGGCTCCGTGAGCGGCGTCAGCATCTTCGGGGACATGTCAGACCCGCAGGCCGGCCGGGCGTGGCGGTCAGAAGACGGGACTATCAGCGGCATCATGCGGTTCGGGGACCGGAGCTGGCCGTACCTTGCGTTCTACTCCTCCGCCGAAGCCCGCGCCCACGCAGCCGCTGCTATCGAGATCGCCGAGGCAATGGAACGGCTCGAAGCGGAGAGTACGGCTCTCCCGGCTGAGGGGGAGGCTGGCGATGGGTGACACCTGCCTCATCGACCATCCGAGGACCGGGGATTGCTGCGAAGAGCCGGCCATGGCGACCATCACCTTCGGCTGCGCTCATGAGCACATCGACCGGCCCCGGTCCTGCGCGGGATGCGCCGTCGACGTCCAGCGCTGTGCGGGCGACATGATCTGCCCTCACTGCAGGGACGCAGCCAAGCCGCACGCGTGCATGTGCCTGGTCGTCATCGACTGGGACAGCGGAGAGAAGACGATCGTGCAGGAGCCCGGCCGGGCGCAACTGGGGAAAGGTGCCGATCATGGCTAGATGGCGCGGCAAGTACACCACCGAGGGCATCCACCCGCGCACTCTCAACGAGGTCAAGGACGGCGACCCCGTGACCGTCCGTGACGCGGAAGGCGATTTCCTCCCTCGCATCGCCACGACCGGCGTCACCAGGGGCGGTAACTTCCTGGTGGTCTGGGTTGCCCGCGCCGAAGAGATGGCCAGGGCGCTGCGTGAAGGGAACGCGCCCGAGCAGATCCCGTGGCCCGCCACGGACGTATGGGTGCCGGGCGAGGAGCCGGGGAGTGACCGTGGCTGACATCCCCAAGGCCGCCATCGATGCCGTCTCCGAGGCGATCGGCCTGGACGAGTTCGACGCCCGTGATGCCCTGGAAGCAGCCGCACCGATCCTGGCCGAGGCGTGGGGAGTGACCGGCAAGCGCAAGAAGCCCGGCGGCACCCGCGATCCGCGAGCCCGGATTCCCTGCCGCCGCTGCGGAGCGCAGCCGGGCCAGCAGTGCGTCACGTCAGCGGGAACCAGGGCGCCCATGGTGCATGCCGAGCGCAGCAACGACTGGCGACGGGCCGAAGGTCAGGCGGCCGGGATGATGGAGGCTGAGGGCACGCAAATGGACCGTTTCCCGCCGCCGGAGGAGGTGCCCGGCGCCTGACCCGAACCGCGTCTACCTCGATCCCGGCGACCGCCACGCCGCACTTGCCCGCCTTGCTCCCGCGACATCCCGGAGGTGCCCGATGGCCACTGAGCCTCACGAGTTCCGGCCCGACTGGTGCATAGCTCCGGCCGAGCACCTCCGCGAATGGATGGAGGACAACGGCGTGAAGCCGCGACTGATTGCCGCCATCTGGTCAGGGCGCGACGAAGAGCGCAAGACCGCCGCCCTGGCGCTGGTGCAGGACGTGCTCGACCGCAAGCCCCTGACCGAAACCCACGCCGCCGTCCTGGCGCGCGGCACGTTCATCCCGGCGCGGTTCTGGCTGGGACTCGAAACGAATTATAGAAATGGCCTTGCGGCGGGATTGAAGGACGTGACGGACGACTCCGCTCCCGCGGGGGCAGTACAGGAAGATGGGGGACCGGTGAGCAAGCTGACCAAGGGAACCATGGCCGCAGTAGTGCGAGCCGCTCCGTGTCCCTACTGCCGCGAGGATGCAGGCCAGCGATGCATCAGCAGCGGCGGCCGGGAGCTGGCCAGGCCGCACGGCGACCGGATGGCTTTCTACGCCATGACCGATGAGGGGCGACGGGAGATGTTCCCGCACATGTTCAAGCAGCCCGATGGCCGTTGATACCGGGATCGTGAACTGGCTTGCCCGCGGCTTCGCCCGGCTGACCCTGGACCCCTCACCCCGGCTCCGCAGGCTCCGCGAAGAGGCGGGGTGCGCCAGCCTCCCGCGCTGGTTTGGCCCGCTCCCGCCGCTGCCGGACAGCGCCTACCCGCCCGGTGCGGTCCCGCTGGATACCTCAGGAGTGCCGGAGGATGAGCACCATGACCGCTGACACTGAGGCGCAGTAGAATAGCCGTAGCGGGTTGGCGCAGTTGGTAGCGCGATGGGCTCATAACCCGTAGGCCGCGGGTTCAAGTCCCGCACCCGCCACGTCGAGATCCGGCCGGGCAGCTCTTAAACTGCCTCGATCTCTGCGGGATGACTATGGTCCGGAACGGTCCCCGTGGGCATAGAAGCCGCGCGAACTAGGGCAGGGCGGCCACGCCAGCTAGGGATGAGGCTGGCACTGCAACAGAGAAGGACCGGGAACCGCGCCCATTCAACGGGGGGCGCGGCACCCGGTCCTTCTCGTTGGGGTCAGAGCACGCCGTCGAGCACGTCGATTAGCCAGCGGTCGGCATCCTCGATGTACCCGGACACGGCCCGCGAGCCAGCTTCCCATCCGCCTTGCCGTTCGATAGAGCGCCGTTCGGCGCCCGCCTGGTGCATGGCGGTGGCGAGTCCGCGGCGCAGGCTATGCCCGGACCACTTCCCGCCGAGTCCGGCCGAGATTGCGCATCGGTGGATCACGTCCGCGATGGCCTGACCGGTCATGCGTCCGCCGCTGTCACCGATGGGAACGCCGTCGCGGACGACCTGATGGCCGATGCGACCGTGCCGGTCGATCCGCACAAAGAGCGGGCCCTCCGCTCGCCCGGCCGCGGCGAGGACCTCTATCCACTCGGCCACGGCCCGGACGGGGCATACGTTCTTATCGGGCCGGTACTGCACCACGGGGTCATCCATCTTGCGGGTCTTCTGCCGGTAGACGGAGACTTGAATGCCGCGGTCCTGGAAGTCGAGTTCCCCGATATCCAGGCTGGCGATCTCGCCGCGGCGGCCAGCGATAGCGAATCCCAGGAGGACGATCGCAGCGTTCCGCTTACCTGCCGCGGTCGAGCGGTCGAGGATGGCCAGCATCGCGACGAGTGAGCTGCGGCTGGCCGGGGTTGCCTTTCGCGGCTTGGCCTTGGGACTCTTGGATTTGGCCAGCGACTCCCGGTAGCCCTTGAGCACGCCGACCAGACCGTCTGTGCTCGGCGGCGGCACCTCGGCCAGCGAGTGCCATTTGAGGATGGCCCACCGGGCCCGCTCGATCGAGACCGGAGTCCAGCCGCAGGTGTAGGCGGCATAGGTCGCGTACTCGGTGAGCGTCGTTCCGTCAGTCGGCAGGCCGCCGTGACCGTGCTCAGCGCACCATGCCGCGAAACGCTTGATGTCCTCGGTGTAGGCGCGGCGCGTTGATTCCGGCATCCCGGCGGCCACGGCTGCGTGGGCGGCCGGGGACAGCCGGGCCGGGGTTGCGACGCCCCGGCCCGGTGCGGCTACTTCTCCGGGCACTGCAGTTCCTCCGGGCTGGGTAGCGCCCGCTGCCCATTGCTCGCGATCCGGCTGGCGTTAAGCATGCCGCCGTACCACCGCTCCGCCAGTTCCGGCGTGCTCTTGGAGAGCATGCCGGTCACGAATTCGATTTCGGCGTCACCCTGGAGGTGGCGGCAGTAGTCCTCCAGGGTGCTCCGCGGGTACTCGTGGCCCGCCGCCGCCGACGGGGGAATGACCCGGAGGAGTATCTCGCCAACCCGTTTCGGGTCGAGGTATGTCGCCGGGCAGTAGCCGGGCTCGATGGCTGATTTCTGGCTCATGGGAATGTATCTTACCGTTAGCCAGCCGGATTTCTGCGGATGCTGTGATGCTCACGTGAACGTGTCGTGATACGGCATTCCGGGCCCCGGTCCCTACGCTGTTCCCGTGAACCGACGCGACCTCGCCCTGATCCAGGAGACTCGCGCGGCGCTGGCCGACAGTTCGGCGAAGCGGCGGCGGCGGGAAGCCGGGGTCCGGCAGGTCGAGGTGGCCGCGCTGCTCAGGAAAGCCCAGTCGACGATCTCGCAATGGGAGAACGGCCTGCGGGTCCCCGATGCGGCCGATGCTCTTGCCTACGGCCGCGCGCTGGCCGCTCTCGGGAGACGTGCGGCCTAGCCCTCCCCCGCCGTGCGCTAATTACGGTGCGGGATTGACGATGTACGGATTGTGACACTATGGCCGGATGGGACTTACGCCTGAGCGGGCGATCCGTCAGACCCGCATCTCCGACGCCAGGGACGAGGAGACCAAGGGCGTCGACGCGCAGGGCACCGACTGCGACAACCGCGGTGCAGCGCTCGGCTGGCGTTTCGGTCCCGCCGCCACCCATCACATCATCGAGAACGACACGTCAGCTTTCAAGCGCAGGACCATAACCCTCCCGGATGGCCGGCGCGACACGCGCACGGTGCGCCCCGGATTCCGGGAGGCGCTGGCCATGCTCGCGGACGGCCGGGCGGACGGTTTCATGGCCTACGACCTGGACCGGGTGTTCCGCGATCCCCGCGACCTTGAGGACATGATCGACGTCGTAGAGGCCTCGGCCCCCCGCATTCCCGTCGAATCGGTGACCGGATCCCTCCGGCTGGCCAACGACAGCGACATCACCATGGCCCGGGTGATGGTCGCGATGGCGAACAAGTCCAGCCGGGACACCGCGCGCCGGGTGGCCAGGGCCCGGCAGCGGCAGGCCGAGGAAGGCCAGTGGGGCGGCGGCAAGCGGCCGTTCGGGTTCGGGCCCGACGGGGTGACCCCCGACCCGGAGGAGACGGCCGAGATCCGCCGGGCCGCGGACGCGATCCTGGCGGGCGTGTCGCTGCGGCAGGTGACGGCGAGCCTGCGGGACCGCGGCGTGCCCACGGTCACCGGTGCGGCGTGGAGCACGGTCACGGTGCGGGACATGCTGCTGCGGCCCCGCAACGCCGCGCTGATGGTTTACCGGCCCGGCGGCGGACGCGGCCCGCGGCGGGCCCGGCTCTACACCGACGCCGACATCACCGGCACGGCGCCGTGGGCCCCGGTCATCCCGGAGGAAGCATGGCGGGCGGTCCGCGACATCCTCACCGACCCGTCGCGCCGGCTCGGGCCCGGCAATACGCCGCGGTGGCTGGGCAGCCGGATCTACCGGTGCGGCATCTGCGATGACGGGTCAACGCTCGTCGTGTCCGGGAGCACCAGCAACGGCCGCCGGTACTTCCGCTACTTCTGCCGGGAGAAAGGCCACCTGGCCCGCGCGGCCGTCCCGTGTGATGAGTACGTCGGGGCGGTCGTCACGGCGTGGCTCGCGGGCCCGGACGGCCAGCGGGTCGCGTCACGCCCGGTGCAGGAGCACGACGGGCCGGATCCGCTGGAGCTCCGCCGGGAAGCGGCGGCGCTGCGGGAACGGCTGGACGAGCAGGCCCGGCTGCACGCGGAAGGCGTCATCGACGGGCAGCAGCTCGCGAAGGGGTCGGAGTCGGCCCGCTCGCAGCTGGCCGCGATCCAGGCTGCGCTGAACGGCATGTCGTGGCACAGCGCGCTGGACGGCATCGCGGGCAGCCCGGACGCCGCGCAGGTGTGGGCCTCGTTCGACCTGGGGCGCAAGCGGGCGATCCTGCGGGAGACCGTCACGGTGACCGTTCACCCGGCCGGCAAGCGCGGGAGCCGGTTCGACTACGAGACGGTCCTGTTCGGCCCCTGGCATCACCAGTAGGGGCAGATTCCTTCATCTTCCCTGAATTGTTGCGTGTTCTTCCGTGAAGTTCCTTTACTTACCCGCTCTATCTCCATATCATCTCCGGTATGGCTCCAGTCCTGCCCCCCGCCGCGTATGAGCGCGCCAGGGAGATCGCCGCGGCGGCACCCCCCTTCTCCGAGGAGAAGATCGCGCGCCTGCAGCTGATCACGTGGGGCATGCCCGCTGGAGTCCCCGTGGCCGCCGTGCCCGAGCCGGGCCCGGCCGAGGCCGCCTGACCCGCTGGAGATGTGATGCCGAAGCCGATTCCCCCGCCGCCGACCCTGGGCGAGCTGCTCGCGGAGCCCGTGGTGCTCAACAAGCACCAGGTCTGCCAGGCGCTCGGCATGACCGGAAGCCAGGCAGACGAGCGGCTGGCGAACGGGACCTTCCCGGTCAAGCCCATGGAGCCCCGCAAGCGCGGGGTCCCGCTGCGGTTCGCCCTTGCTGACGTCCTGGCGGTGCTCGGCTTCGACCTCGGAGACATTCTCCGCGAGCTCGCCGGGGTTCTGCGTGATCTCGGCCCGTCCCTGTCCTCCTCCCCTGCAGGGGACCACGGGGAGCGTGCAGCATGACCACGGCCACCTGGGCGCAGTTCCTCGAGCGCCGCTCCCAGCTCGACGGCATGGCCGGATTCGAGCCGCTATGGATGCCCGACTTCCTGTTCGGCTTCCAGCGGCTCATGGACGAGTGGGCGATCCAGGCCGGCCGTGGCGCGCTCCTGGCGGACTGCGGGCTCGGCAAGTCCCCGATGGAGCTGGTGTGGGCACAGAACGTCCACCTTCACACCGGGAAGCCGGTCCTGCTGCTGACTCCTCCGGCGGTCGGGTCTCAGATGGAAGAGGAAGGCGCGAAGTTCGGTATCGAGGCCGCAGTGTCCAGGGACGGGAAGATACCGGCGCCGATCACGGTCACGAACTACGAGCGGCTGCACTACTTCGACCGGGACGACTTCGGCGGCGTCGTGGCCGATGAGGCCAGCTGCATCAAGGCGTTCGACGGGGTGCGCCGGGCGCAGGTTACCGACTTCACCAAGAAGATGCGCTACCGGCTGGCGGCCACGGCCACCGCGGCGCCCAACGACTTCACCGAGCTGGGCACCCTGAGCGAGATGCTTGGCTACCTGGGCCACACGGACATGCTGAGCCGGTTCTTCGTCAACGAGAGCAAGTCGGGCGCGACCGGCCGCGGGTACATGGGCGAGGCCCGGCACTGGCGGTTCAAGGGCCATGCCGAGGACCCGTTCTGGCGCTGGGTTTCCTCGTACGCCCGGGCCATACGCAGGCCCTCGGATTACGGGTTCCCCGATGACGGCTTTATCCTGCCGCCGCTGGAGTACCGGCAGCATGTCGTTGAGCCGGGCATGCCGTCCGATGACGGCACCCTGTTCGACGTGCCCGCCATCGGCCTGCGCGAGGAACGCGAGGAAGAGCGCCGGTCGCTGCGAGAGCGCTGCGAGAAAGCCGCGGAGGTCCTGGCCGACGCCAGCCCCGGCGTGGCCTGGTGTCACCGGAACGCCGAAGGTGACTTGCTGGAGCAGATGATCGACGGCGCGGTCCAGGTGTCCGGTTCCGATGACCCGGACGCGAAAGAGGAGAAGCTCGCGGCGTTCACCCGCGGCGAGGTCCGGACCCTCGTGATTAAGCCCAAGATCGGCGCGTGGGGCCTGAACTGGCAGCACTGCCACCGCATGACCTACTTTGCCGGGCACAGCTTCGAGTCCCACTATCAGGCGGTGCGCCGCTGCTGGCGGTTCGGCCAGGAGCACCCCGTGACCGTGGACATCATCACCACGCCGGGCGGGTCCAGGGCCCTGGCCAGCCTCAAGCGCAAGTCGGCACAGGCCGACGTGATGTTCAGCGCCCTGGTGGCCCACATGAACGACGCGATGAGCGTGCAGCGTACCGATGTGTACGAGCAGGAAACGGAGGTGCCCGCGTGGGCAAGGTGCTGAGCCAGGTGATTACCGGCTCCTATGCGCTGCACAACGGCGATGCGATGGAGGTGATGCCGGACTACCCGGATGGCTGCATGCACGCCGTGGTCTACTCCCCGCCGTTCGCCTACGGAGACGAGGGGCCCGGCGGCGCGGGCCTGTATAAGTACAGCTCAAGCGAGCGGGACTTGTCGAACGCGGGCGGCTACACCGAGTTCTTCAAGATGTACGGCTATTTCGTCCGCGAGCTTCACCGGCTGACGATGCCCGGCCGGATCAACGCCGTCCACTGCATGGACACCCCGATGGGGAATAGTGGCGGCGACGCGCTGGCAGACTTCCCCGGTGACGTGATCCGGCTGCACCGCGAATCGGGGTTCGACTACATCGGCCGCCACGTCATCTGGAAGGAACCGCTCGCGGTCCGGAACCGGACGATGGTCAAGGACCTCACCCATAAGACGACCGTGGTGGACTGCACCGACGCAGGGCTGGCATCGGCGGACTGGCTGCTGATCTTCCGCAAGCGCGGTGCGAACCCCGTCCCGGTGACCCATCCGAACGGGTTCACCGAGTACTACGGCGCCGCGCGGCCGCCGGCCGACGTGCTGAAGTACCGGGGCTGGACGGGCCCGCAGACGCAGAACCTGTACTCCCACTGGATCTGGCGGCAGTACGCCTCTCCGGTCTGGGATGACATCCGCGGCAATATGGGCCAGTGGGACGACCGCAAGCACATGGCCGTGCTGCCGCACCGCGAGGCCCGCGACGAGGAAGACGAGAAGCACGTCCACCCCCTCCAGCTCGATGTGTCCCGCCGGGTTGTCGACATGCGGACCAATCCGGGCGAGAGGGTTTTCTCCCCGTGCATGGGTGTCGGTTCCGAGGTGTTCGCCGCGATAGAGCTGGGCCGCCTCGCCGCTGGCGCCGAACTGAAGCCGAGCTACTACCGGCAGGCCGTGACGAACCTCGCGCTGCTCGAGCAGAAGAAGCCGAAGCAACTCGGCTTCGATGACGAGGAGCCCGCCGAGGAACGCGCGGCCTCCTAACCACCACAGACCCCCGTCCCCCGCAACACCGGGACGGCCCCAGCAAGCCACCACCGCCAGCGAGACGAGGAACAGCCGGTCATCGGGCACGTGCCAGCGCGGAGCATCGCAACCCTCGCTGGCATGTGCCGGGGGACCGACCCCCGGACAAAGAAGGATACGAGGAATCATGACCACACCAGAGCGCACCGAGACCGGCGGCCCGTCACGCACCCCCAGGAGCGAGATCACCGCCGCCGTGTCCGGCAACCGCAAGAAGGAGCCGGTTCTCCTGCTCGACCTGTCCACTTCGATGGACTGGGACGCGGCGCAGGGAGGGCCCGAGTGGAACGGCCAGGGCGGCGGCAGGCGCGGCATCGTCATCGAGGCCCTGCACGGCCTGGTTTCCGCGCTGGAAGCGGAGGACAGCGAGGCGGCGGCGGAGCAGGCCGGCGGCAGCGATGACCTCGGCGGGCTGCTGACGCACGGCTTCGCCAGCGGTCACGTGGAGATCGGCGACCTGAACTCTTCCAACCTGGAGCGCAAGCTCAACGCGATCCAGTGGGGCGGCGCGACGCACATCATGCCCGCGTGGAAGGCGGCCCTCGCGGACTACGACGAGGAGTTCGGCGACAAGGACCCCGACGAGCAGCCAACCCTGCTGACCCTGGTCCTGACCGACGGCGAGGCCGATGACTGGGCCGAGTTCGTGCCGGTACTGGAGAAGGCTAGCCCGAAGCGGGTGTTCGCGGTCGCGATCGTCGGCCACGGTACCGCCCATGACGCCACCGTCCGCGCCTACCAGCAGGCGGCCGAGCGGAACCGGTCGCAGGACAAGTACGGCAAGGAACACGTCAAGGTCGTGTCGTTCGACTCGGTGACTGACCCGAAGGAGATCGCGGCGGACCTGATCACGCTGATCAGCTAGCCCGGCCCGTTTCACCATCTCGCCGCCAGCCGGTCCCGGAGGATCGTTCAAAGCCTCCGGGGCTGGCTGGCTCCAGGATTCAGGGCCGCCTCGCGCAGGGCGAGGCGGCAGTCATACCGAAAGGTCACGAGTGCCCGACAGAATTGCCACGCCGGTACTGTGGCCACGTTTCACCGAGGCCCCGACCGTGCCGCTCCGCCGGCTGCGCACTGATACTGAGCCTGCCAGGCCTCCCTGGGACTGGTTCCGGCCGTCGCTGCCTAAGAAGGCATACCGGAAGGTAGTCGCGATCGTTCCTGCCTGCAACGAAGCTGACGCGATCACTGCGACAGTCCGGGCCTTGCGGCAGCAGAGCCGCGCTCCTGACCGCATCGTGGTGGCGGTGAATAACACCACCGACAACACCGCCGGGCTGGCCCGTGAAGCTGGGGCCGAGGTGATGATCCTCGCGGACAACAAGTTCATGAAGGCCGGGGCGATGAACCAGGCCCTCGACGCGGTGATGCCGGGTCTTGATGACGAGGACATGGTGCTGATCCAGGATGCCGATACCTGCCTGAATCCGGACTTCACGAAGTACGCCGTCGAGGCCATGCGGCCTGGCATCGGCGGGGTGTGCGCCCGGTACGACAACCCGGCCCCCCGCAACCTCATCGAGCGGCTCCAGGCCAGCGAGTTCACCCGGTCGCGCCGGAAGATCTCGCGGGCCCGCGGGAAGGTCCTGATCCTGGTCGGCATCGCGACCCTGTTCCGGGTCGGGGTCCTGCGCCACGTCCTGGCCGCCCGCGAGGCCGGGGAGCTGCCTGGCAGCCGCACCTACTACAACCTGACCTCGCTGTGCGAGGACTACGAGATGACCCTGGCCATGCGGACGCTCGGGTACAGGCTGACCAGCCCCGCCCGGTGCCGGCCGCTGACCCACGCGATGCCGACCCTGGGCAAGCTGCACGGCCAGCGGGTGCGGTGGACCCGCGGGGCCCTGGATGACCTCCAGGCCTACGGCCTGACCGGGATCACCCGGACCTACATCCTGGCGCAGGTAGGCCGTCTGCTTTCCATGCTCTCGCCGGTCCTGTTCGCGGCCTACCTGCTCTCGCTCCAGCTCACCTACGGGCGCATCGTGTGGGACCTGCCCTGGGTGTGCGTCAATGCCCTGTTCATCGGCGAGCGGGTCATCACCGTGCGCTCAGCCGGCTGGAGGGCCATGCTGCTCTCGGTGCTGCTGCTGCCGGAGCTGGCTTACGACTGGTTCATGGCTGCGTGCTACCTGCAGGGACTGGTGCTGCACCTTCGCGGCACCGCCCCGGTATGGAAGGAGACCTGATGTTCGGCGACACGATGACGCCGGATACGGCCCCCGGCATCCTCGGGCTGCTCGTGCTGCTGGTGACCCTGCTTTTCATCGGGCTGGCCCTGAACAGCCT